CTAGCCTCGTCTCAGTTTATCTGAAAATATTTATTGTTTTCGATGTTTTCATTGGGGAAACAATGCATGAACTACCAATCTGGGTAATTCCAATCTGTATGAGGATCTGTTTTTTTCCTAGTATCTACAATTCTTCTTATAGTACATACTTTACATTCATAAGAATATGATGAAGCTAGTGTCCCTCTTTTCTTGCGTGTCAAATAAAAACCATCTATTAAATTTTTAACTTCACCGCAGACTCTACACTTCCTATCTGATAATAATAAATGCCCTAATCTTATCTGATTATCTAATTCCACTACCTATATTCCCACATATAAGATCTATCTCCATATTCATCAGTATTCCAATTACCAGGAGTTCCAGCCAATCTATCTAATTCTAGAGTTCCATTATCCATTGTATTCCACCTATCTCCTTCTGCATCTACAAAAGTTCCTTCATCATCTAACCCATCCATAATGAATCCAAATGGAGCCATATCCTGTTCTATTTGATTCTTTTGCTCCTCATATAATCTTTTTCTAACATCTTGATCAGTAAGTTCTTTAAAATAATCTTGTGCTACTAACCATGCATATATGACAAGACACATTGCAAGGTCATCATTACATCCTTCTTCTGCCTCAAATGAATTATGTTTCTGAATAAAGGTAGTTAATTCACTAAGAATCTCATAATCCTTAAAGGTAAGTTTATCTTCTTCTATCAGAGTCTTTAAGTTAAGAGCACCAACCTTTTTAACAGTCTTAGACATCTTAACTCCAAGTTGAGTCTTTTTACCAGAAAATCCTTGACCAACCACTTGACCTGCTCTACCCCTCATGGAGCACATTAATAGATTTTCATATTCTAAATCAAAGTTAAGAATAGCAGCAACTTGATCTCCTACATCATTTACCTCACATAAAATGAAAGCATCATTATAACTCTTTGCCACTTCCCATATAATATTAGGAAATAGCATAGGTTTAACTTCATTATTCCTAAACTTAGCAACAACTTTATGGGGGAATTCTGTAATGTCAATAACAACAAAAGCAGAGTAGTCTCCCCCTACTCCTCTTGCTACGTCTACTGTGAGAACATAATCATGATCTTTTTTAACTTCTTCATATACATCCAATCCACCACTTCTAGTATTTGGTTCATCATATACCAATACTCTTAACTTACTAGGAGCAATAAGAGTATCAACAGAACCTAAAAATTCACATTCAAACTCAACTTTAAACTGTGCTTCTGAAGTGTTAGCAATGGTAGATTTCTTCCACTTCTCATCCCTACCAGGTACTTCACTCCAATGAACATCAGTTGGGATGTATTCATTCTTCTGTTTTTCAGCATCATGCCACAACCTATAGAAGTGGTTCATACCATGAGGCGTAGAGACTATAATAACTTTAGTGCTCTTACCTGAGGTAATAGTAGGATAAACTGAACTGAAGAATGAGTCAGCAATATGATTAGGAACAAAAGCAAATTCATCCAAGAATAGGATGTTGAATGACATACCCCTAACAGCAGATGCTGATGTAGAAGCAGCAAGAATCTTAGAACCATTCTCTAGTTCTAGACTTCCTCTATTCCAAGATATAATACCTTGTTGCATCCACTTAGGTAAATTCTCATAAGCAGTTTGCAATCTACCTAGCAGTTCTCTAGCAGTGGCTGCTT